AATAGTGGATGAATTGAAATCTACGTTTGGAAAAGCATCTAGGGAGGTGGCAAGCGCAACTCAGCCAAATGCAGAAGAAAGAATGGCCGCCAAGTTAGAAGCCAAGCGTGCAGAACTGCTTGCCGAAGAAGAAAAAACAACTGCCGAACAAAATATACTGAATACATCCTATTCGCAAACTGCGCCTAAGCAGGATTACACAAACTACCTTGATGCAATCAACGAATCGCGTCAGTTTTTGCAGGGCATCAAGCAGTTTACAGAACTAGGTTATGGATCACCAAGCAGATTGACAAACAATGCGGCACAACAGCTTGAGACGCTTGGCATTGTAGATGCCAATACTCTATATATGCTTGGTTATACACAGAACGCCAACGGAGATTGGGTTTTACAACAGCAACTTAGAGAAGAACAAGCGGGGGCATCTGCAATGCAAGATGCCTACGATGGCAACTTGTCGCTTGGTAGCATTCGCGCCAAAGGAAAGAATTACCTTGAAGCGGACTTGTATCGCTACTATCGCTCTGCCGCAAATCGTGGTGGTGGCAGTTCAAGAACCGGTCGGTCTAGCTATGGCGGTGGTGGTGGCGGCGGTGGTTCATTGTATCCATCACGCGCGTCGGCTGGACTAATCAACTGGCGAATATCGGCATGACATATAACGACATAATCAACCGAGCAGTAGAAAAGCGGACAGGGCTTCCGGCCCCGTCTTTTCAGCAACAAAATCAGCAGTACGAACAGGAGCAAGAATGGGACTATCGTACTGCTGAGCGCGGGCCAAACAATGAAGAAATGCCTAACGGCGCGGAGGGCTTTGACCCGTATGGTCGTCCCTACTATGGCGATGGTATTTCGGGCTGGTGGAATGGATTGGTTCACAGGATGTCTGCTCCTGTTCAAGATGCGCCCGGATTGTCAGAGATAAAGTTTGATTTTGGCAAAAATGAATGGCAACGCACGGCAGAAATGTTCACATCGTGGGATGGTATCAAGTCTGCGTTCGGCGAAACTGTGCGCGACGTTGCCGGAGCGATTGATATTGTTGGTCAGAATTTGGGTGAGATGGGGCGTGAAGAAGGCGAATACCCCAACATCTTTAATTTTATTGGTCGCGGTGCAAAGGAAGCCATTGGCGGCGTATTTAAGTTATTTGAAGTATCAGCGAAAGGCGTTGAAAAGTATTGGGGCGGTACTGCGCTTGCACTTGAAGAAATGGCCGGTGAAGACTCTCCCAATCTTCTTCCTGATGATATTTTGCCTAATACCGAAATAGAAAATAAGCTGGTAGAAATTATCCGCTCTATGAACCCGATTGGTATGGGCATTAATGCTGTTCGTGCCTATCAGAACACAACAGGGGATGAGCGTGAGAAAATATGGGATGACAATCTCATCGCTGGAAACATTGCTTATACTGCGTTCACCGATCCGGCGGTAAAAGAAGAATATATTAGGCGCGTGAGGGCTGGAGAAAGCCCCACATTGCTAATGATGGAGCTTGAAGATATTGGTTCAGAGATTATAGGTCAAATGATATTTGATCCGCTGAACCTTTTGGCGCTGTCTGGAAAGACTGCCGTACAGGGGGGGCGGGTAAGCAATGCTACTGACTTATTTTTGACTGCCGCCGACCCCGAAGTAGCGAAGTTGTTGAAGCTGGTTGAGACCGCGGATGACGCAAAGGCGGCACAATACATTCAAGACTTCGCCCAAGCAAGGGTGGCATCGCTGTCGAAGCGTGGAAAAACTGTTGCAGAATATGCCGATGCGCGTGGACTGTGGGCTTTGACTACACAGGGCAAGCGAAGCACCGTGGCGCGTAATGCTAATGCCATTATCGAGCGATTGGTGCGCGACCTTGCCGGAAACAAAGACGAGCTTCTGGAAGCAATGCGCGGCTTGGTGATGTCAGTTAGTGATAATGTTGATGAGGTTGCCGAAGGACTTGCAACGCTACAGCGCGCCCCCTCTGCTAATACTATGTTTTCACGCGCTGGCGAAGAAGCTGGTGTATTGTTGCGCACGCTGATTACTGACGCGGATGGTACGCTAAATCCTGCAAAGTTTTTGGACGATCTTGCCGCCAAAAGTGGCGACATTGATAAACTAATTGAATGGTCGGAAGGCAAGATTGCCAATGCCACTGAAAAGCTGTTCCCCACTATACTTGAAAAAATCAAGCGCGGTGACAATGTTCCCACAATTCAAAAGGCACTTGCGCGCATAGACGAAGTAGCGCAGAACAAAATTTATCGTGGTGCGAATCAATTCTTTGCTAATATTTATATGGGCTATAACCCTGGCTTTGCGTTCCGCAATGCGCTGACAAACAGCGTTCACGTCTTTGCAGATCAGGGAATGCGGGCTGGCTGGCAAGCGACGATAGCGCAAGTCAAAGAAATGGTATCTCCGGGTTCTATTGAAAATATTCACGATGACGTGAAATACATGCTCGGCGGGGCAGTACCAGAAACGCTTGACATGGGCTTTTCGCTTGGTAAGTCCGCTGGTGTAAAGAATGTAGCCCCGACAATGAAGTGGTCGGAACGCGCAGAAAAAGGCGCGTCAGCGGTTGTTGTGCGCCACACGGTGCAAGAAACAATGTCAAAGTCCTTGCCGCATGTTCTTGATGCTGATGCCCTGAGAGTCGCCGGGTACACTGAAGAAAAGATTGGCCTGATACAAAGTTTGATTGTAGACAATTGGGGCAACGTAGACGAAGTAGAAAAGATGCTACTTAACGCAGGAGAAACGGGCGGGATTGCGGTTGGGCGTACGACGATGTTTATACCGAAAGAAGATGCCAAGCTGTTCCGGCAGACATTTACATCGTCACCAATACAAAAGGCAATCAGGGAATCGGAAACGCTTGAAGAAGCACTTGCGCGCATAGATGATATTGTTTCCAATGTGTTTTCAAAAGCAGACGAAGTATCCAAAGAGATACCCGCGCTGGACATTGATAACCTGTCTGGGGGATGGCGCGACGTAATAGAATTTGGCGAAGCGGTGTCAAATGGATATGGTTCGCCCGCCAAGTCCGCACTTGGACATGCCCGCTATTCGATGAATACGCTAGTGCAGAATAGGGCCGAGGAAATATTCCGCGAAGTTTTTGCAGAAGTATCATCAAAACTAGCATCGTCTGGCGGCGATACAACGGAGATTGCACAGCGATTCAATGACGTTATGAAAGAAATGGCAACTGTGCGTGGTGCCGCCAATAGTGTTGGGCGCAATTTGCCCGATGCCTTCTGGAAGATGACGGATGAAATCAAGGCATTACCTTCTGGATCAAATTGGGCATCGCTATGGCGTAAGTATAAAATCCCTGGCAATCCGCCCTACGCATTGACAAAGGAAACGCTGCTCAATAATCTTTGGGATGTGAAATACTTTGAACAGGGCGGCGAGTATTGGCGCAATGTGCGTGACACTTACGTTAGCGGACTGCGCGCCGAAATTGGCAAATTTATTGAGGTGGGCGGCGAAGTATCACCAGAAGTTGCAAGAATGGTGCATGAGCTTGACTCGCAATGGATGACGGCGAAGAAGTTCGATAATGCCATTTATCTTGATGGGTATTACTATGTTGATGCGGGTACGCACGCAAGTTACGAAGCTGTAACGAAGATGGGCAAGGCTTATGGCATTGAGAACCCGCCATATCTTCTGAACGCAATCAATGCTAATTTGCCAGAAGATGCGGAGAAATACGGTAGATTGCTGGATGTTCCGGCAGACGTGGCGCGCGAAGCGCTTGAAGCAAGAGAAACGGCAAAGGCGATTGAAGAAGGACGCAAGGCAAACATTGTTGACATTGTAGTTCCTGAGATACCCGAGGGGACAAGGTTTGTTGAAAACATTGTCGCCCCAGCAGAAGGAATATCGATTACGCCAGCGCGTGCTATCTATGAAAACAAGGATGGCATTACAAAGGCGTTTGATAGACTGAAAGATGGTATCACGGCGAATTGGGGACGCGTTGATGACATCAAGTCTACCGAAGAACAACAAAAGGTATTGTCGGGCGTTCTGGATACCGCTCGAAGGCGCGTATCAGAAGCGCGACTAATTGCACAGAATGTAGCGGATCAAGCACGCCAGTTCACGCTATTGGACTATACAAAGAAGCGTAATATTGATCTTGCATTGGCGTATGTTTATCCCTACTCATTCTGGCACACAAGAACATACAAGAACTGGATGACGCAACGCGTTATGACATCTCCCGATATTATTGCGGGCTATGCAAAGTATCGAAGCGCAATGGAAAAGCAACATGCTGACATGCCGGATTGGTGGAAGTACCAAATTAACACGAATGAACTATTGGGCATGGATGCTGAAAATCCGCTATTCTTCAACCTGGAAGCCACAATCAATCCGCTGAACGGCTTGGTTGGCGTTGATTTCAATGATCCTGAGAAGCGCACGGGTTGGCTCACGGCGATGCTGGACGATGCGGGCAAGATTGGGCCGTCTACGTGGACGCCATTTAGTTATGCTGCTGCGCTTGCTCTGTACATGAAGGGAGAAACAGAAGCGGCTGCACGGTGGGGTGGGCGCTTATTCCCGCAAACGCAGACCATCAAGAGCCTTGCTAATATTCTTGGGCTTGACTTGCCATTTCACGGTGAATTTGACCCGGCAGTACACTTCTTTTCTGGCGGAATGGATGTGTACGAGCGCAAAAGGGTAGCGCGTGCATTGGCGGCAATGGTAGAAGATGGAACATACACAGAAGCGGAGATACAAGATGCGGCATATTATCAAGATGGCCCAATCTGGGACGAAGCCGCAGAGAGAGCTATCGGGTTCCGCGCACCGGGAAACCTTTCAAGTTTCTTCTTGGGCGTTGGCTTCAAGGGGCGCTCGCCGGAAGATTTGGAAATAGACCGCTTCTATGCTGATTACTTTGGGCTTATGCGAATGCGCCCTAACCTAAGTAGCGAAGAGTTTCAGAACGAAATGGAAGGGATGCGCACACAGTACCCGTTTATGAATGCGGTTTTATTGTCCCGCAGAACTGGCGAGGAGCGCGATACGGGCCTTGCTTATGATGTGTTCGCAAGAGTTCCACCGGCGCAATTGAGAGACATTGCTGAGTTGATGGGCATGGACAGCAGGCTAATTGACAACTTCTATTCCGACAAGGGCAAGATGACAGAATGGAAGGCATCTGACCATGAACGCTTTATGGCTGGCGTTGTAGATATTGCGGCAGTTGTTGATATTCCAGACGGTGCCACGCGCATGGAATGGCGTGAAGCAAAGAACGCTTATTCTGCCTTGTTTTCAAGTGGCGAAAAGTTATTCGGCGATGACATCTGGCAAAAGGTAGATGCGTTTTATGCCACAGAAGATAAGGATGCGTCTTATGAATATCTTGAACTACACCCAGAAGTAGAAGAGGCGTTAGACTGGAAAACACAAATTGTATTGCGCAACCCGCTTTTATCGGCATACTATGGAAGCATTGAAACTATCGAGAGATATTACACTAACCAGATGTACGATGAGATTGAAGCTGAACTGGGCGCTGATATTTGGGCGCAGTGGGACGAATATCACTATCTCAAAGACACCGGACAAAGCACGCGCGCTTACTGGAATACACACCCAGAGCTTGCACGTTATGGCGAAATCCGTGATGAGTGGAGCAAAACCATCGCATCCAAAGTAATTGCGCTTGGTTCCAAGTTGCCAGAAGGCAAGCCCGCATTTATGCGCCCTGACGCTGACTTTACATCGCTTGGTTCGCAGGACTTACAGTCCTACTTTGACCAGCCCCCCGCTATGATACCGTGGGAAACGTGGCAAGAAGTATTACCACAAAGTATACAGAAGGGCATTGCGACAGAAAGGCTTACCGAAGCCGATGCCATGCAACTTGAACGCATTTCAGAAATGCTTGGACTAGAAACGGCACAGCTAATTGACATGGTGCTTGCAGTAATTCCATAGCGTGCTATACTGTTATTGATGGCATTAATCGTATAAATGCGATTAATTAGAAGATTTACCAACTGAATAGGAGTAATGTAAGATGGCTGAAAAAATTGCGGAAAGCCAGCATGTTGAACCGGAATCGCAGGACACGCCTAGTTCTGTGCCTTCGGGGAAAGATGCCGAGAGCCAAAGTTCGCAAGTTGCCCAAGATGCTTCGCGTCCTGTAACTATGGCTGATTTGGAAGATTTTCGTAAGTCTTTGCAAAGTCGGAAAGACAAAGGAATATCTAATTTGGAGAAGCAAGTAGCAGGAATGTCAGAGCAGATTGCGAAGTACGAAGCCTATCGCGCAAAGGGCTTAGACCCGGCGCAGGCAGAACGAGAGATGAAACTCGATGCTCTGCTGGATGGCAATGTACAGGAAGTTCCTACGCAGGAGCCGCAAGGCAGCGGCGAAGCGTGGGGGGCGGCACTCGATGGCATCTTTTCTAAAACTGGACTTGACCGGAACGACCCACAGGTTCTTGAGCTAACGGCGCGGTACGGCAATGCGCCGCCCGAACTGTTAGCCGAGCTATCTGCACTTGCCGTTCTAAAGGCCAAGTCCGAACCAACGCCCTCTCCGGGGAGTGTTGTCACCCCCACGGGTAGCGGCGCAACGACTGGAAACATGGGAAATCTTTCCACCGATGAGCTTGGCGCACAACTTCTTGAGTTGAGCGTATCGCCATACGGAAAGCAGAAACAGATCGATTCAATCGTTGCAGAGCTAAACCGGAGGGAGCCACAAAGAAAACTATAAGGAGTTAAACAAATGTCAACGACATCTGTTCTTTCTAACTCTGTTCGCGGTCGATATGTAAATGATTATCGAAGTGGCGCAGGAGCGCGGCGTATCTATGATATGTTCGCCCATCCTATTGCCCAAGACAAGGAAGTGTTGCAGCGCTCTACCAGCATCACTGTTCCTTTTCTTTCGGCAATGTCCATTAGCGCACAGACTATCTCGGAAACTGTGGATATTACTCCGCAGACTCTCCGCGATACTACCGCGGCCCTGACACCCACGAGCCGCGCTGATGCTATCCAAGATAGCGAATTGCTGCTTTTGCAGGCGTACACTGACTACGGTCAACAGCGTTTCCGCGTGGTTGGCAACAACCTGATGGAAACCCTGGAAGCCCTTGCCATTGATACTGCACTTGCTGGCAGTATGGTATCTCGTGGCGCGGCCCGCGCCAGCATTGATGCTGGTACTACCGGTCATCGCTTGAGCTATGCGGCCTTTGCCAAAGCAGAAAGCTACCTGACCGCCGGAATGTGCCCCCAGTGGGTTGAAGAAGGCGGGAACGGCCATTGGATGGCCGCCTTCCATCCCGATGTGTACTATGACTTGCGCACATCTACGCCCATCGTTGAAATTGCTGAGTACCAGAAACCTGGCATCATCTTGAACCAGGAGCTTGGCACGCTCGGTCGCTTCAAGTTGGTTGTTAGCCCGTGGGCGAAAGTGTTCATGTCCGCTGGCATTGCCAATGGTACGGCTGCTGCATACACTTTGTCTGCTGACGCCAATGCCCTTGCCAAGTCAGTGTCTATTGCCACGGCAACCAATGTTGCTTCTGGTCGTTTACTGACTATCGGTACGCTGGAAACCGGCAATACGTTCTATCCGATGAATGAGCGCGTTGACCACGTGAGCGGTACGACTACTTCTGTTATTGTTGGCTCCGGCCCCAATGGTGGATTGAAGTACGACCATGATAGTGGCGAAGCCGTTAGCAACGCCGACTCGGTTTACCCCGTCCTGTTCGGTGGCCCCATGTCGATTGCGAAAGCATACGCCGGGGATGTTGGCGAATATGGCGAAGTGGTAGGCCCGCAGCGCAGCGGTAACGTTGACCAGTTCGTAACTTTGGGCTGGAAATGGTACGGTGGATACGGGCGCATCAATGAGAATTGGCTCGTCCGTGGCGAATATTCTTCGAGCTTGGACGCATAAGGAGATATAAGATGCCTACACCTTCTACTCAACAGCGTTATATGGATGTCCACGAGGGCAAATCCCCTGCCGTGGATGGCGACTTGATTTTGCGAAATATGATTTGGTCGCCGAAGTTTGTCACCAGTGTCGTTGATCTTACGCTTGATGCAAAAGATACCGGCACATGGTACATGAATACTGCCGCAACCGAGGCTTCGATTGTCTACACCCTGCCAGCGATTTCTACTGGCCCGTGGATTTTCTTCTTCGTTGCGGTCGCAGATGTTACTTTGTCGGTCGCCGCGGCTACCGCTGACACGCTCTTGGCATTCAACGATGCTGAGGCTGACAGCATTGCCTTCTCAACTTCCAGCGAAAAGAGGGGCGGTATTATCATGGCTTATTGCGATGGTACTACCGTTGGTGTCTGCCCGCTTGGCATGGGCGGCCACGTCCAGACCGTTACTGTTACTTCGTAAGTAAATGCAACGTGCTTTCATTGTGGGCAACGGGCCTTCGCTATCGCAAACCAATCTTGATTTGCTGATTGGCGAAGTCTCGTTTGCCTGCAATCGCATTAGCCTGATCTACGGCGAAACGGACTGGCGACCAAACTACTATATTCGCAGCGAGGGGCTAGAGCTTAACAACGAGCCTGACCCCTCGCTGTGGCAAGATGATATTCATTATCACCTTGACCATCCCGATATTGATGTATATTGCAATGCGTACTTTACAAAGCACCTGGGAACCGGAGCGCACGGAGCAAAGCGTCTAAAACTATGCACGCACTATCTAAAGCACTACGACGATGATGAATGCCCATATATGTGGCACCTGCCGTTTCTGTGTTCCTATGGTTCTTCTGTAAATGTAGCCCTGCAATTAGCAGTTCAATTGGGGTACGGGCCGCTATATCTAATCGGTTGTGACTTGGGCTATCGCGATGGCGAACCCAGCCATTTTACAGATGAGTACGAGAGCGGGTATGAGGACATGCTTCGTCCGGCCAGATACGCGAATCTCGATACGTTGAACGCCCACATTATAGCGGCCCGTAGTTGCCCCGTTCCAATATTCAATGCAACGAAAGGCGGTGATCTCGAAGTCTACGAGCGGGTGAACTATGAAAGGTTGTTTGAATGAGCAGATGGTTTGTAATTGGCAACGGCCCCTCGCTGGCTGATACGCCGCTGGATATGCTTATCGGTGAGAATACGGTAGGCATTAATCGTATCAATCTGATATATGACAAGACGGATTGGCGACCAACAATATACTGCAAAACCGATCATAATCCCCGCCTGGTTGATGTATACAACAAAGAAAACATGCTGAATGTCAACGTGGCAGAAAAATCGTATCTTTGGGAAGAATTCAAGGACGGCGACCCAGAACATCCACACAGACACCTGCCCGTTGGTATGGGCGATAACGACAAAGTTACTTGGGTGAAGCGTTGTAAGCATCATTATTATTTTGCCGACAATCACATGAAGCGTTCGCAGAGTTGGCACTTGCCAGAGATTTGTACTGCTTTTTCTTGAATTGGACCCGCTATGCAAATAGCTGTACTGAATGGTGCAACAGAAATATACCTGCTTGGGTGCGATTTGGGTTATGGTAACGAAGTGGGGCACGACCATTTCAGTAT